AGGGTCTAGCTGGTCCAACGTGTTTAATTAATTTATCAGATACTGGATCTGGAAATAAATTGTAACCAACTAACGATAAAACAAAATTTCTCACTGAAGTGACTAATTCTGAACTCATAATAACAGCTAATCTAGATTTAATTGATCTTAAACCTGTTTTAACTGACTCGGTTTGTACTTCGAGTATAGTTCGTTTAATTCCACTCAAGGTGTTAATTGTTCCTCGTTTAGCAGCTGTAAGCCACTTATTTTCGTCGCCTGTGAAAAATCCATCCCACAGTTTCTTGAGTCGTTTATTGTTCATAATACATTTAAAAATGTTATTTTTCAATTCGACAACAAGCGTTAATAAAAACACAATAAATTCCTTTATTGTCCTAACAAAATGTCTAGTACCAACAAGCCTCTCGAAAAAATCGAGGGCGCCTGTAATATATCCTTTAATGGATGTACTAGAATAAATATCGGTAAATAATCTTGCTAACACATATCCGTCGGCAAGATCTTTATCATTCACTAGTCCATTTAAATGTTGTGCTAAGTGAAAGTAAGGAAAATTATTGTTCATGAAGTCCATATCAATGGCCTCCGTAATAATGTTTCTCTCAACAGTGGCGACTGTTTGAGAATTTTGTTTCGCATCAACAAACTCTGAATCTTTTAAATTGTATTGCATAGTTTGTTATAAAGGTATAGTTATTTAAACTAAAAATCAGTACATGTTTAAACTACCTCATGTACAAGAGGCGTAATCGAAAATTTAATAATCAATAATAAATATTCGCCAAATCAATAATAATTAATACTACGGCTTGCGATCGCCTAATTAAAATTTGCAATAAAGCGCATCTGGATCTATCAAAAATAATGTTATAGAAGTCTAAGACAAGGTTTCCCACTAATAAAAAGGTACTTGCTCTTGAATAAAATGACCTATCTAATACATCTAATGAATAATTGGCAAATGTCTTACCAATACAAATTTTAAAACATAAAAATTAAAATAAATTAAAATATAAATCAAAATTATTATCTAGCATATTTA